ATATTACTTATAACTCAGTATAGTCGTCAAGGAATGCATAAAAATGAGTTTAAAATTTTAAATATGATTTCAAAACCCACACCGAAAAATAAGTTTAAAAATGATAATGATATTTATAAATATTATAATATTTCAGCATCCAATGTTGAATATATTAAGAAAATTATAGCTAGTAGTAAAACAAAAACAAGAAAGAATAAACCAACCTCTATCAAAACAAGAAAACAACACGCGGGGTCATCGCGGAAACATACGAGGAAACGACGTTCATTAGCATTTCGGGGAGGCGCAAAAACAAGAAAACGTTCTAAGAAAAAACGACGTCATAAGATCACGCGGAGATTAAAACGGCGTCAAGGAGGTGCAAAAACAAGAAAACGTTCTAAGAAAAAACGACGTCATAAAATTACACGAAGAAGATCTCACTAGTTGTTAAATAGGTAACCAATTCTTAGTCATTTTTGTTCGTGTATTCCATTGGTTTTCGGGGCAAGTATTTGTAGATATGACAGTGAAATTCGCCCAAGTATAACCTGCCGCAGGGTTATTATGTATTGAATAGAGCTGTATGGAGGCGGCGGGATTTATAAGTGGCGGGCAGCCATCTAAACGGATAATGTATTTGGTCTCATCCTCAGCAATACCAAGTCCATACTCGATTGATATTATTTCTCCAGTAACACCTGTGGTTATTTGTTTTATTTTATCTCCAACGTTAAGTTTTCCATCGAGCCCAGTATCTTGATTTGTCAAAGTTTGTGTACAAGCACAACAACAAATAGTTTTTCCCTTTTTTCTTGCTAAAAATCTAGCGTAAGAATTATGTTTTAAATCAACACCTCTTTTTTTTGTAATAGGATTGAGCGATCTTGTTTGTCGATCACTCGAATTATCAAAAACAGGACGATAAGCATTAACAGTGCGAACTGTGGTTTTCATAGTTCTAATGGATGCGGGTGTTCTCCACACATGATTACGTCGTTTGAGATCATCAGTAATGGCAATGGAAGATGATGGATCACAAACATAAACACAATTGGTACAACAATTCATATATAATATAAAGATAAAATAAAGATTATACAAATATTTATATATAATGTCTGTTTTTGGAACAACACGATTAAATCAGATTTACAATTTTTTAAAAAGAATACCTGAATTAGATTTAAATTTTATGGCTAGAACAGAATTGCCGGAACAAGCATTAATTGCCAAATTTCTTCCAAGAAATTGTACTGTTTTGGAATTAGGCGGCGAATCGGGAACAACGGCCATAGTAATTGATAAAATACTGAGAGATCCGACCCAACATATAGTTGTAGATCCAGCAATGGCTGCTATAAAAAAAATGGTAGGAATGAGAGCATTAACACATTCGCATTTTAAGACTGTTAGAGGATTTTTAGGTAAAAACAGAAAAAAGCAAGAGGAATTGTGGGACGAATGTAAACAGTGTCGGATGTGGGATTTAAAGGAGTTGGAAGCAATGGTTTCAAAGAAATTTGATGTCCTAGTGGTTGATTGTGAGGGGGCTTTTTTACCAATTGTTGAAGATTTTCCAGAATTATTAACAAATGCGAAATTAATAATAATTGAAATGGATGGTCCGGACAAAGATGTTCCCAAATTAAGAAAAATTATAAAAGATAATAACTTTGAATTAGTTCATAGTCAAACACATCCATATTGGAATATGGGGATTAAAGATAATCAAATTTTTAAACCGATCGAAACAGTCAATGATTTAAAAACATTAAAAATCAATAAAAATATAATAGGATTTCACGAAGTTTGGGTTAAGTTTGATTTAAAGGAAGAAAAGACAAAATTAAAGGTTGTATGTATTTCTTGTAATAATCCAGAATGGATTGAATTACAATATAAATTATTGAAAAAATTTATGAAGGTAGAATTTGAGTTTATTATTTTCAATGATGGGAAGCCTTATCCAGATTGGACGAATAATGGAGATTCAACAATGAGAGATCAAATAAATGCGATGTGTAAAAAATTGGGAATAAAATGTACTGATATGGATAATTACAAGAAAGTGAAGGAGTGGACCCGCGAGATGTGCTCAATGAGACATGCTTTAAATTTAAATTATTTTATCGAATATATAAAAAAAAATCCCGATGAATATTTTTTGATTGATTCCGATATGTTTTTAGTAGGCGAACTTGACATGAAACAATATAGAGAACGTATGTGTGGTATTGTTTTACAATCACGAAGAAAGGGTAATTTGAATTATATGTGGGGTAATATGTTTTATTTGAATACAAAAAAGGCAAAAAATTTACATTTATTAGATTTTAATGGTGTGAGAGGGACATCAAAAGAGGAAGGTGCGGATACCGGCGGGCAAACGCATAAATGGTTATCAACATATACAAAGAATTTTCCAAAGGTGGACGATATTAGAAATACAGATAATAATTATCATACACCAGATTTTTATTATATTAAGCATTTATGGTCTTTAACTTGGAATGAAAGTGAATTTCCAAAGAATTTATCGAGATCTTTATTAGAATTTTGTAAAAAAGACAAAAGAAATAAGAATAATAAATTTTGGTGTGAAATTTATGATAATGTTTTTCTTCATTTGCGCGGGGGGTCTGGGTGGATAAAGGGAATGAAGGAAAATTTGGATAATTGCGTTTTGGAAGATTGTTTAAAATCTCTCTATTAATTAATGAATTTTAGAATAAATATGCGGTGGGATTTAAGTAAAGGATTTTTATATGATAATCCAAAAGTTAAAAATCGAAAAATTATTAAAAAGATGCCAAAGAAGAAGGAAAAAAAAAGTATTTATTTACCATTGGTTGTTCTTGGTCCTCATTTTTTATCATTTAAGTAATTATAAAGTAAAATTTCGGGAGAGCGATTAAAAATATTGCCAGCAAGATTTGCGTCTTCATACATTTGATGAACAATATCGTTGGGCGCTGCGCTTCCCATTTTTATAAGTCCATGTTTTCTTAAATATTTTTTAATGTCATGAATTGATGTTTTTTTTAATATTTGAATATCATTTTGAATTCTTTTTTTCATTGTTTTATTTTTAACCAATATTCCAATAACGCGCTTTTTTTTATTTTTCCCAAGCGTATATTTTCGTTTTCTAACCCTTTTTTGTATTTTTTTTAATTTCTGTTGTCGTTTTAATATATTGGGGTCAGTGGTTTTTTCATTTTTATCATGAATTTGAATGGTATTATCTTCATCCGGTGATATTTTTTTTTTGAGAGTTTTAATATATTCTCTATATGATGGTTTTTTCCCCCCTTTCAAACATCCATAAGGAGGGTCTGGTTTAACTTCATATTTTTTAATAGGTTGCGTTTGCGCTTGTTTTTTTTGTTTCTTTTTCTTTTCTTTTTTTTCCCTTTTTACCTTTTTCTTTTCTTTTTTTTCCTTTGATAATACATTTAGATAATCAATGGATGTTTTAAAATCTGTATCCAATTTGTTTTCACCAGATTTTGTGATTTCTTTAGAAAAGGCTTCTTGTGATTTTTTTTGTTGTTCTTTAATTTTTTGAAGAAGTTGTTTTTTGATGTCATTTGCTTTTAACGAATGTTCTTTATGTTTTTTACGAGAACTTTTTTTTTTCAATCTTTTTCTAGAAGATTGTAAAAAATCGGGGTTAATTTGAATAGTTTTTGATGGGGGCATATTGTACCATTTCAAGAAAAAGTATTAGAGATATAAATGCATAGGAATTTTTTGATTATCTTTGCGATTTTTAACTTCGTCATTATCTAAAAACATCTCTAAACCTTTTTTTAAATCAGCCATAGTAATTTTCATTTTTTCTTCTTTATTTTTACAGAAGACTCTTCTACTATGTGCGATTTTTGTTTTGGCGAATAATGTTTCCATATCTCTTCCAAAATATTTAAAATAATCCATATTTTTTGTAAACCAACTGACTTTAATATCTTTTTTCATTTCCCATCCGGCATCGGTAACTTTTTTTTTAAAAATAGATTTAAGTTCATCGGGGGTATAATTATCTATATTAAATCTCCAAGTAAATCTTGAATTGAGTCCTTCATTATAATTAAAAAAACAATCATTCAGTTCTTTTTTATATCCAACAATAATTACCATAAGATTATCTTTATAGTCGCTTAGTCCCTCACAAAGCGTATCGATACATTCCTTAGCAAAACTATCGCGTTTTTCATTATTTCCTAAAGAATATGCTTCATCGATAAATAGAACGCCGCCTCTACATTTTTGCATAACTTCTCTTGTTTTTATAGCAGTTTGTCCCAAATATCCGGCAATAAGATCTGCGCGCGTTACTTTTAAGAATTTTCCACTTGATAAAATATTTAATTTAGAAAATATTTTGCCCATAATTTTAGCTATCTCAGTTTTGCCAGTTCCAGGCGGTCCGTAAATAACAGTATGCATAAAATCAGATCCACCTTTATTATTAATATGTAATTTTTGAGCAAAGAATAAAATTTGGTTAACAATAGATTCTTTTAATTTTTTCATCCCTATCATATCATCAAGTTGTTCTAATGGTTCGCGAATATTATGAATTGTTTTCATATCTATATTGTATTCAATATCATTTTTTAAAGGATATTTTTCACATAAATTAATTAAATCAGAAATATTATTTATTTCAGCATTAATGTTTATTTTTTGTTTTTTAATAACAATGGGTTTCGGTAAAGGTGCGGGCAAAGCGAATTGATTTGGTTTGTACATTGAATTGAAATTAAAGTTTACTTTATTAAAATCTTCATTTATTTTTTTTAGAGTTGTAATCAAAGGTTCCTCATTTATTATATATGATGGGCGTCCTATATTTTGAAATGCGGTTGATATTTGAGAAAAATTATAATTTATTAACGCTTTATTATATTGTCTTCTTCGTCGCATATTATTTATGATACTGTCAATTTTCATATGTAAAATATACCTATTGCCATTTAAATTCTTTTTCAATTGTAATGTTTTTTTTATTTTTCCGTTTTTTTCTCCATCCCATGGATGGGGGTTTTGTTTATAATGAAAAGGAAATAAATTTCTACTAGGATCACCAAAAGTATTCGGTTTTAAAATTAAATTTGTATATTTATTTGGATTTTGTCTATTCATTATATATAGTTATTAAATTTTAATATAAAAATAAATTGAAAAGAATAATATTGTATAAATGGATGGAGCAATGAAAAAATATAATGAAAAGATTTGGAAGATTTTAAAAACATATTTTACGGATCAATATTTACCGCGATTAGTACGGCATCAAGTCGAATCGTATAATTATTTTGTTGAAACGCAGATAAAAAATACGATTGATATGTTTAATCCTGTAACGATTCATTCAGACCAAGATTATCATCCAGAATTAGATAAATATTATGTGGAAATCATAATTAATTTCAGTAATTTTCATATAACCCGCCCTCAAATACATGAAAATACGGGAGCAAGTAAATTAATGTATCCACAAGAAGCTAGATTGCGTAATTTTACATATGCTTCGGGGATGACCATTGATATGGATATAAAAGTTATTCGCAGATATGGGGAAACTTTAACTAATTCAGAAACATTCTATAAAAGATTGTCAAAAATTCATATAGGGAAAATTCCAATTATGCTGAGATCAAATATTTGTGTTCTTTCCCAATATAGACATTTACATACCGATATTACGGGAGAATGTAGATTTGATCCCGGGGGTTATTTTATTATAAATGGCAGTGAAAAAACTGTATTGTCGCAGGAAAGGGCGGCGGAAAATAAAATTTATTGTTTTAATATCAAAAAAGGAAATAATAAATGGAAATGGTTGGCAGAAATTAAGTCTGTTCCAGATCGTAAATGTATATCGCCGAAACAAATAAATATGATGATAGCTGCCAGAAGTAATGGTAATGGTCATAGTATTTTTATTCAAATACCTAGAATAAAATCTCCTATACCGATTTTTGTTCTTTTTAGAGCATTGGGCATTTCGTCTGATATTGATATTTGTAAAATTATACTTTTGAATATAGAGGATGAAAAAAATAAAAAATTATTATATTCGTTAAAAGCTTCTATTATTGATGCTTCTACATATTTAACAGCTGAAGATGCTCTACAACATATAATTTCACACGCAATGTATACACCTATAAATATGACAAGAGAGGCGGGTATTAAGAAAAAGCGGCAATTTACTGAAAATATACTCAAAAAAGATTTATTTCCACATTGTTATACAAAACTCCAAAAAATTTACTTTTTGGGTTATATGACAATTAAATTAATAAGATGTAGTTTGGGGCTGATATCGCCAGATGATAGAGATTCTTATTGTAATAAACGTATAGATCTTACAGGAACTTTGTTAAATAATCTTTATAGAAATTATTTTAATAAATTAGTCAAGGATATGCAAAAACAAATTAAACGAGAAATTAATACAGGTTCATGGAAATCTACAGAAGATTATATTAATATTATAAATCATACAAATATTTATAAAATTATTAAATCGACAACATTGTCAAATGGGATTAAAAGAGCTTTGGCCACGGGTGATTTTGGAATAAAAAATACCAATTCGAATAAAGTGGGTGTTGCGCAAGTTTTAAATCGATTAACTTATATATCAAGTTTAAGTCATCTAAGAAGGGTAAATACGCCCATTGATAAAAGTGGAAAACTAATTCCACCTAGAAAACAACATAATACACAATGGGGGTATATTTGTCCCGCTGAATCTCCAGAAGGTCAATCTGTTGGCGTTGTTAAAAATATAACTTATATGGCGCATGTTACAATTCCGGGACATTCGGGAAAAATATATGATATTGTTGAAAAACATGTAAAAAAATTAGCAGATAATAACAAACCAGAGGCTTTATATAAAAAAATCAAAATATTTATTAATGGAAATTGGATTGGCATTACTGAAACTCCAATCGAACTGTATAAATTTTTGAAAAGCGCGAAAGCTAAGGGTCTTATAAATATATATACGGGAGTTGTATTTGATTATCATAATTTGGAAATACGAATCAGAACTGATGGCGGTAGATTAACTCGCCCAGTTTTTAAGGTTGTGTCGGGCGAATCTTTATTTACAGATGAAGTTTATGAAAAAATGGTAAAAGAAAAATTACTTTGGAATGATATGTTAATTGATCATAAATTCCCCAATTCTATTATAGAATATATTGATGCTGAAGAACAAAATGGTTCAATTATTGCTATGTCGCCGGATGACTTGAAAACAAAAGGAAGGACTTATCGGAAATACACTCATTGTGAAATTCACCCATCAACAATTTTCGGAATATTGGCAAGTTGTATACCTTTTCCCGAGCATAATCAATCTCCAAGAAATACATATCAATGTGCGATGGGCAAACAAGCAATGGGGATGTATGTAACTAATTTTCAAAACAGAATGGATAAAACAGCATATATTTTAACATATCCAATGCGCCCGCTTGTAGATACCAGAGTCATGAATATGTTACAATTTCATAAAGTTCCGTCCGGTTCAAATGTTATTGTCGCAATAGCAAGTTGCACTGGATATAATCAGGAAGATTCAGTAATTATGAACCAATCCGCCATAGATAGAGGATTATTTTCAGCAACAATTTATCATACATATAAAGATGAAGATAAGAAGATACATGGCGATGAAGAGATTCGTTGCAAGCCTGATAAGAGTAAAACAAAAGGTATGAGTTTTGCGAATTATAATAAATTAAATAGCAAAGGTATTATTGCTGAAAATTCTTTAGTTGAGAATAAAGACATTATTATAGGAAAAGTAATTCCAATTAAAGAAAATAGAAGTGATCATACAAAAGTAATTAAATATTTAGATCAAAGTAAAACTTTTAGAACAAAAGAAGAATGTTATATTGATAAAAATTATATTCAAAAAAATGGAGATGGGTATACATTTTGTAAAACTCGCATTAGAACATATCGAAAACCTTCTATAGGTGATAAATTTAGTTCAAGACATGGACAAAAGGGAACTGTTGGAATTGTTTATCGTGAGGAAGATATGCCTTTTAGTCCGAGTGGTGTCAGACCTGATATTATTATTAACCCACATGCCATTCCTTCGCGGATGACAATCGGACAATTAAAAGAAACCATATTGGGTAAAGTATTGATAAGTTTGGGTATGTTTGGCGACGGGACAAGTTTTACAAATCTACCTATAAAAAATATATGCGATGAACTATCAAAATTAGGTTATCAGAAGGAAGGTAATGAAATTTTATATTCCGGAATGACTGGCGAACAAATTGAGGCAGACATTTTTATGGGACCTGTATTTTATCAACGATTAAAACATATGGTTAATGATAAACAACATAGCCGTTCAATCGGACCAATGGTTGTTCTTACACGTCAACCTGCTGAAGGAAGGGCTAGAGATGGTGGTTTAAGATTTGGAGAAATGGAAAGAGATTGTATGGTTTCGCATGGCGCGGCAGCATTTACAAAGGGCAGAATTTATGATGCTTCTGATAAATTTCAAGTATATATATGTAAAAAATGTGGTTTGATTGCCACATTTAATGATGAAAAACATATTCATTGGTGTAAAACCTGTGATAATCGGGCTGATTTTGCTTTTGTAAAAATACCATACGCATGTAAATTATTATTTCAAGAATTAATAACTATGAATATAGCACCAAGATGTATCACATCTTTATAAATAAAAAGTGATTATATATATATGATGAATTCTATGGTTAATTCGGTTATATTGGGGGGAAACATAGCATTACAAAAAAGTATTATAGTTGCCAAAAAAATAATTCCATCAAAGACTTATAAAGAAAAATTTTCTTTTGAACAAAGAAGTTTGGAATCTTCTAGAATTATGAGAAAATATCCAGACCGCCTTCCTATTATTGTTGCTCGAGCAAAGACTTGCCATGATGTTCCCATGATAAATAAGAAGAAGTATTTGGTTCCAAATTGTTTAACAGTTGGGCAATTTTTATATGTTATAAGAAGAAAAATAATATTACCTTCCGAAAAAGCTCTTTTTTTATTTATAAATGGAGTTCTCCCACCTACAGCAAAATCTTTAGGCGAGATATATGATGAATATAAAGATAGCGATGGCTTTTTATATGTAACCTATGATGGTGAAAATACCTTTGGATAATTAAAATATAAATAAAATGTATAAATGCCAAATTGTAATTGTGGAGAAAATTCATTACCTATAAATGGTAAACCGGGACCAACAAGGGATAATTCATTCCGCGTTCGGCGTATAAGAGAAACAATTAAACGAGTAAGTATGTGTAATTACCGGTCTTCAAACGGTAGTCAAAGCATGGCACCAAAACAAGAATTTCAATCTAAAAATCATGCTGACCAACATGTTGATTTCGTAATTTGGAGAAGATTTACAAAAAATGCTCGAGTTCAAACCCGCGTCCCCGATACAGCAACACAAGTTGGTGTCTTGAATCCACCAACTTTCGCTTTTAGTTGTCCAAATCCTCCCACAATCTGGGCCCACGGAGCTGGTGGAAATCGGAAGATATTCTAATAATCTTTAGAAATGTTATTATAATAATTATCTATAATAATATTATAATGAATAAATACTTCGTTGAATTTTTAGGAACTTTGTTTTTCCTTTATGTTATTTTAGCAACCGGGCAAGCTTTAGCAATTGGTCTTGCTTTAACTGTTGCTATTATGGTTGGTGGAAAGATTTCAGGAGGCAACTATAATCCGGCCGTTTCAGTTATGATGGCGGCCGCTGGTAAATTACCAATGCGCGATTTATTGCCATACATTGTTGCACAAGTCGCGGGGGGTTTAGCAGCCTTAGAATTATACAAGCGCGTTCGGTTGTAAATGAATATATATATAATTATCTATACTAATTATATATATGGCACGTTCTCGTAGAAATCGTAATCGCAGAAGAACTCGCAGCCGCCGTCGGAGACAGCGCGGAGCAGGTTGGAGATCATATCTTCCTTGGACTTGGTGGGGTAAAAAAAAAGAGGGGCAAGGAAATAAAGGCGCGCAAGGACAAGCTCCAGCACAGGGAAATAAAGGACAAGGAAACAAAGGCAACAAGGGTCAAGGCAACAAAGGTCAAGGCAACAAAGGTCAAGGCAACCGTGGCGCACCCCAACAAGCGCCTGCGCCACAAGGCAGTCAAATGCCGCAACAAGGTGGCGGGTGTGGATTTAGCCGCCGCCGCCGACGCCAACGCAATCGTAATCGCACGCGCAGACGCAGACGTTCAAGCCGCCGCCGCCGTCGCAGATAACTCCAATATATATATAATTTATTAACATTATATATATGAATAGAACGAGAAAAAGAAGAAGATATAGGAGAAAAAGAAGATATAAAAATTATAAAAGAAGCGGCGGGTGGCGACCTAATCTAGGAGGAATGACGCGGAAAATGGGGCGTGGAATGGGTTCTGTGGGACGGGGGATGAGCAGTGCCGGGCGTGGAATGGGACGAGGGGTGAGCAGCGTTGGACGTGGGATGGGTTCAGTGGCTGGAACAGTGGGGCGCGGAATGGGACGAGGGATGAGCAGCGCTGGGCGCGGAATGGGTTCAATGGCAGGTAGTGTGGGGCGCGGAATGGGCGGTGTGGCTGGCACAATGGGGCGCGGAATGGGTTCTGTGGGGCGCGGAATGGGCGGTATGGCCGGCAAAATGGGGCGCGGAATGGGTTCTATGGCTGGAAAAATGGGACGAGGGATGAAATTCGCACCGGTTTTAGCGGCAGGAGCTTTGGGGGGGGGTGTAGGTGGGATGTTTGGAAAAGTAAAAAATGTTGCTTCCATGGGTATTTCTGCTATGGGTAAATTAAACCCAATGTCACATTTGTTAGGATATCCAACTTCTTTAGGATCTGCGGCAAAGGGTGGAATGAAATTTTTAATTAAAATGGTTGGAATCCCAGTTCAAGGTGTATTAAAATTAGTACAAAAACTTCCAACGTTATTGATACTCGCAGGTGGTTTTGGAGGAATGGGATTATTGGTTGGGCAGAATTATTTTAATTGGATGGCAAAAATGTGGAAATATTTTTATAATGGATGGAGATCCGCACCCTTAGTAACTTGGTGTGAAACATGGAAAGATGGAACTTGTAGATGTACACAGGAATTGTTTATATCTAAATGGGATGATAAACCAGTAATCGAAATTATTGATAAAGATGGTAAAGTTGGAGAAGAAGAGGGAACAGATAAAAAACTTATCGCCGCGGAAGCCGCAAAAAAAGCCGCGGAAGCCGCATCGGATGTAACTGACAAATACGCAAAAGAAGCAGCATTAGCAAAAGCAAAGGCGGTGAAATTACAAATTGCTGCTAACAAATTAAAACAAGGAAAAGGTTGTTTTATGAATAGACAATGTCCCTCAGGATCTGTCTGTAAAAAGAGTAAATGGAATCCAAGAGGAAAATGCACACAGCCTGATGTTGGAGAACAAGGTTCGGCAGGACTAAAGCCCGAAGCGGTGGAAACAGACAAACAAGGAAAGGGTTGTTTTATGAATAAACAATGCCCTTCGGGATCTGTTTGCAAAAAAAAGAATAAATGGAGCCCGAGAGGAAAATGCACACAGCCTGATGTTGGAGAACAAGATTCAGTCAGAACGGCGGGACAACTTAGCGGGCTAAAGCCCGAAGCAGAGCCTGAAGCGGTGAAAACAGATAAACAAGGAAAGGGTTGTTTTATGAATAAACAATGCCCTTCGGGATCTGTTTGCAAAAAAAAGAATAAATGGAGCCCGAGAGGAAAATGCACAACTCAAACTGGTGGCGCATATAAACATTTCTTAGATATTCGTCCCGTTTTAAATATGTTATTAAGAGTAGAAAACAAAAATGGGAAATTAAAATGGACAGTTAAAAAATTAGGAACAACTCGCAAACATCGTAAGAAAAAAAGACACAAAACATCGAAAAATGGGGGATGGCGTTATGGACATGAAGTTAAAGCTTTTACGAATGAAGCCGTCAGAAGAGCAAAGGAAGCCGCTAAGCATGGACAACTCGCCGCTAAATACTCGCATGAAGCAAGAAAAACGCGCGGAAATCGTTCGCACGGAAATCAAAAAACGCGGAAAAGATAAAAAATTGATTTAGAATTTCTAATAGTAGTTATATTACATCATGGCGCAAAAAACACAAAATCTCGCATGCTTGAATTCAGTCAAACGCACTAAAGATGGAAAACGCCCCCCCACCCCAGTTCAAATAACATATGTGGATATCACAAAGCTAATTGACCGAAGCGGCTCTGTTGGTTCAATGGATCCACGCGGATATCAAGGCTTACCACAATTTATAAAGGATCAGAAAAAAACTTCTAAAGATGAAAATGTTGAAATCCGTCTAACATTCATTACCTTTGATGGTGCAGCAACAACATGGTATGAAGACAAGGATGTTAACACGTTTGCGGATTTCATCCCGGCGGACGTAATGCACCCAATGGTTTTTCCGCGCGGATCTACCCTACTCGTGGATTCTCTAATGGATGCCGCAGTCGCGTCAAGCCGCCGCTACAATGCGCTTGTGGACGAACACGGTGAAGACAACGTATCTTCCATCCTTCTTGTATGGACAGATGGCGGCGATAATCAAAGCCATCGATGGACGACTCCCGATGTCAATCGTGTGTTGGCTAAAATTCAGGAAAATCCCAAACGAACTGTATTGTGGACGGCATCCAATCAAGACGCAATGAAGTCGGGCGCAAAGTTTGGAATAGCCCCCAGCAACTGCTTGACAACGCAGGCAACTCCCGGAGGTGCGGTGCCTATGTATCGCGCTGCTAGCGCGGCTGTAACTCGCGGGTGTTCGGGGCAAAACGCAGCATTTACCCCACAGGAAAGGGCGGCAAATACACGCGCGGCCACGATTGGTAGCGCGCCAAATCGCCATCATCCGGCTCCTCGCGGTGTCCCGGGCAGAGTGCTCTGGCCCCCTGCCAGCGGTCACGCCGGCGGCGGCGGTGGCGGCAGACGCGCCAGAAGTTGGGGGGGTGGCTATAATACGGGTCTCCAAGGAAATGGAAATGCGTTTCTCGCGGCTGCCGCTGCCGTTCCCGCAACAGCTTGTCTCCCACCTCCGCCGCCACCACAGCATGGCGCTGCGCTCCCACCCGCGTTTATGACACCCGCCCCAGTGCGACGCGTGCCCACGCCACCGCATTAATTATGCTGATCGTAATTTATAACATTTTTTATTTGATTCAAATAAAAAATGGTTATATAAAAAGAATTGAGTTTTAAAGCTGTCTCAAACGGTTCCATGCTTGCCGTTGCAAGATGGGGTTGTTCATATTCTGCATCGAGCGTCCCTCTTGCCGAGCCATGCCTTGAGGCTCGGGGTAGGGCGGTGGCGGTAGGTCCTCGAGCAGATGCCTTTCAAAATGTACGTGATCGTTCATCATTCGAAATATGATGAGCTCTCGTTCCCAGTCTTGACGAAGCCGTTCCGGGCGAGTTTGCCAGGCACGCCCCCATTGCGGACTGATGCGGGCACGGAAAGGGGCGACCGCCGCCGCGTTCGCTGCGTTTGCGCCCGGCGTGCCCGCCGCTATGAAATTTGCTATCAATACCCGTGCGGCGACGGGCGAGGCGGCGCGCCACGTCGCGAAATGCTCCCTCACCGACACGGCCTGCCTTTGCAACGCCGCATGCCCCACCGCGCCGGCGTGTCCCAGTCGCCACCTGCCAGCACCGGGGCGTCGTCGGGCGGCGGGGACGGCGGCGGCGGCGGCGGCGGCGGGGGGCGGGGCGTGCGCCCGGTACACGTACGGTTCGGGCGGTAAGATCGTAGCGAGGCGCGCCTCCTGCCTCGCCTCGCTCACGGACGCCCCGAGTTCCCGTCGTCTTTCAAAAATTTCCAGGTACTGAGCCATCAGTGCGTCGTCTCTGCGAAGTATGGAATGCGGTCCGCGGTAGTCGAAAGGACCGTCATCGCCACCTCCGCCTCCGCCACCTCCGCCTCCGCCACCTCCGCCGTCGTTGGCAGCGCGAGCCGTCGGTATAATCGCAGCACGTTTCGCAGAAGCCCCTCTTGCTCGCATTTTTGCCGCGCGCGCCTCGTCCGCGCGCGCGCGCGCGGCTTGCTGTACTGGTTCTGCTACTGGCAATTCTGCTTGAGCATCGCGACATTCGTTCGGATGACACCTATTGACAACATCAATAAGTTCCCCAACCTTATCGAATAAGATTGTAATGTCGCGTTGGTGGGCAGCCAGTGCAACGCGGCCGCCGGCGCGGGGAGCGCCGCGGGCGTCAGGCGCAGGTAAGGGACCAACCCCCCCTCGCCTAGATCTTCTTCTTTTTTTAGGACGCCTAGATCTTTTTCTTCTTTTAGAACGCGCCTTTCTTCTTCTTGTTTTTGGCATTTCTATATAATATGGTTACAAAAAATTTAGTTTTAAAACCCCCTCACGCGCTTCGGTTTATTTGATTCAAATAAAAAATGGTATCGCTCAATTCGTTGGAGTCCCGTCGGGCGTCAGTCGTCCACGTAGCGTGGTGGTTCGCGGGGAGGCCCGACGGCGGCCCTCACCTCCCGCTCCAGGTTTCGCGCGGCCGCGCCGTTCGCGCGGAACGCGAGCGCCCCCCGGATGCGTTCAAACCCCCTCAAACGGCGCCATGCTATATTGTAAAGCTCCATCGTGCGCGGGACAGCCCTTGGCGGCACCGGCCCAACGCGACCGTCGGGCGGGACATCGACCATCCACCTGTTCCAATCGTAGTGCTCTCGCATAAAGCGCAGAATCGTGAGCTCCTCCCCAGCCGGGCGGCGACCCGGTGGTCCCGGGAGACCCGCATCAACTCGGCGCCGCGCGAGCAAGCGCAGCTGATCTCGCATGGCTTGCTGAGCGATCTGCCACCGCTCTTCGACGAACGCAAGGCCAGCCGCGGGCTGGACGATGCGGCCGTCCAGGGCATGCGGGCCCGCATCCTCAACCTCGCGGTCTTGCTGCGTTCGGTCGATGCGCCGGCGGATGCGCGCCCGCGGCACCCCAAGTCTGTCGCCGTCGCCATCCAGACCGTCATCGTCATCGTAGGTCACCTCGTAGCCGGTGTCGTACGGGTGCAGCCGGTCTTCCCACGGACCACCCGTGATACTAGCCGCCCGCCACTCGCCCTCCTCGTTAATCACGTCCACCTCGGGCTCGTCGCCGATTATGATCGGCTCGTCTGTGGTGGCTGGCTGTCTGTGGAGGCCGGCCTCCTCGCGCAGCAGCCCGCGGAGCTGATGCGAGGGCGCCTCCGTCGCCCGAATCTCCAGGATGCGCGCCACCGTCGTGCCTCGATGTCCGGCGGCCGCTCCGCGTCGCCACGGGGGCGTCCGGGCGATGGCGTCGGCGCCACCTCCGCCTCCGCCACCTCCGCCACCTCCGCCGTCGTTGGCGGCTCCGATAGTGCGAGCTGCTAAGACGCGGGCTCGCCCAGGTGCTGCCAGTTTTGCCACGCGCGCGACACGATCTTCAGAAGCCCCTCTTGCTCGCATTTTTGTCGCAATTTCTCTTCTTGCTTCACGCACACCCGGCGGGACCGGCAGCGGGCGAACCCCTTGATTCACTGGTTCTGCTACTACCATTTCTGCCTGAGCATCGCGACATTCGTTCGGATGACACCTATTGACAACCTCAATAAGTTCCCCCACCTTATCGAATAAGGCTGTAATGTCGTCGCTGTCCGACGGCGCCCCGTGCCAAGATCCTGTTTGTGGATCCCTTGCGCGGCGCGCTGGTAAGGGACCAACCCCCCCTCGCCTAGATCTTCTTCTTTTTTTAGGACGCCTAGATCTTTTTCTTTTTTTAGAACGCGTTTTTCTACGTTTTCTTCTTCTCCGTGTTCTTCGCATATATAATATATCAATTTAAAAAATCATATGCCTGATAACCAAAGAAAACGCCAATTAATCCGCCAATCAACACCTGCTGAATTGTATGACATTCCGACCAATAGACCCTACTATAAGATGTCATCGAAGCTAATATAATCAATAATACAATTTTCATAGATTTATATTTATGATTCTGAAGATTTAAGATTGAATAGGTTGTAAAGAGCCAAGCAATTTGCGAATGTCCCGATGGCATCCCATAAGAATTCGAAATTTTGTTATTTATAAATAATCCACAATTTTTATTTTGAGGGCGAACTCCAGAACCTAAAATAGGAAATGATTTATCTTTCATTAATGGGCGAAATATATTATTTTTTATAAAATGATTTAGCATATCGGCAGCAATTAAAATAATTGCGAATGCCAAATCTGTTCTATTATTATTTAAAATTCCACTTAAAAAAGAATAAAAAGGAATGATTAATGGATAAGCTCTCGTAAATCCGTCTAAAGCATAATGAACCATATATATAATGGAAGCAGATAATATACTTAATAGAGTAAAAGGAGACTGTCCTTATCTGAGAGAAATAATTATGGAAAACGCATCAATAAAAGATGCGATTGAAATTGCGTGCGCTTTAAAAAATAATACTAATATTAGAAAATTAAAATTATTTGGGAACAAATTGGATGATAATACAAAAGAAATATTATATCAAATTGTTCGAAAAAAAAATATTGAACTATCATTTCTTAAAAATTTTATTGTAGTTTTTGGAGAAGATGATGATGTTTTTTTTGTTTATAAGTTACCTACCGCCGTTTCATCATAGAAGACATAAATAAATATATTAATAAGCTAATAAATCCTATCATATAAAGTTTAGCATATTCATTTTCATTTAATTTTTTACACATTTCTTTATTTTTCCAATGACATTTTGGCGTTTCGTCATCTGATGAATCGGACGATGAATCTGAAGATGAATCTGAATCCGAAGATGAATCTTTGTGTATTTTTTTATTATAATATTCGTCGTGTTGTTGATTCAGATATAAAGGATTATGTCTATTAGTAAATCCAGATCTTCCTCCAAACATTTTCCCCAACCCCTTTTTTTTTCCTTTGTTCATCATACTGATTCCTTTAGTTTTCATTTGATTTAAAAGTTCGCCACCACTGCCGGGCATTTTTCCCATACCCGGCATTTTTCCCATACCCGGCATTTTTCCCATACCCGGCATTTTTCCCATACCCGGTATTTGCCCCATACCGGGCATTTTTCCCATACCCGGTATTTGCCCCATGCCGGGCATTTTTCCCGGTATTTGTCCCAGCATTTTGCCCATATTCGGCATACCGCTTGGTATAGCTGGCGCTCCCAGGGCACCGCCACCCATGGGAGTATCGCCGCCACCACCCATCCCACCCTGGATAGCGCCAATCGCCTTTCCCATCAATCCACCGGCTAATTCGCCCATTCCACCCTTACCTTGGGTCTTTCCTGCCACCTTACCGGCAGCTTTTAATGTTTTTTCAATCATTTCAGCCCGAGTAGTAACATCGCCGGCACCTGCGGACACAGCTCGGTCCGGACGAACGGTGCTGTCCGTCCCTTTTTTCAATTCTTTATCGCGCCAGGCATCTCTTGGATCAACTTGTTTTCCAGCGCCATATCCCGTTCGTTCTAATATTTGATCAGATAAAGAACCGCCGGCACTTCGTGGGGCGGAACATGAAATTCCTGTTAATGGATTACTTCCACCTGGAAAACTACATGCGTCCATTTCTCTTATATCAGATTCAGCAATCATATGTGTTGCTTGACTTTTATTATTATCTCCATCAATTACTTCTAATGTCATTGGTCGACAGGGCGGATTCTCTTCTTCCATAAAACCTCTAAAAAGTTTTGTTGTGTTGATGTCGGCAACCCCCTTCATCATACCGGGAATAAGACCTTTATATTCTTGAAATTGTATAAAAGAATTTTTTGAAAGTGGAATATTGCCAGTTGGAACATTATCAATATATGCGTATCTTTCAACTAAACCAGAGCCAACCTTGGAACCAGCTGCTTTACATTGACCACCGGTTTTTATAAAATATTTGTTTCCTAAAGCCGCTCCCGTTGCTGAAGCGGGACCTTTTCCACTTATAAGAACTTCTCCATAATTGATGAGAGCAGCAACATTATCATGCACCTGTTTCATAGACCCTTTTGTATTCATCCCCATTTCTTTTGGTGTTCTTATGAATTTATAATACTTATATGGAGGCGGAAGTATCTGTTTCTCCAATTCAATTGTATTTTCTGCCGCTTTATTGAAAAAATCTCGACTCATAATATATTATAATAACATATTAAATATGTCTGAAGAAAAGGAATGTAGAATTTGTTATCTTGAAGAAATTCCCGAAAAAGAAATGATATCTCCGTGTTTATGTAATGGAACAAGTAAATGGATTCACAGAGAATGTCTTGAAATATGGAGAGCTTTAAATGTTAATAGAGATGCGTATTATATGTGTATGGAATGTCACGGCAAATATCAACTAATAAAAAAATATCCTTGGGAAACCTTTAAAATTATATGTCCAAAAAGCTTTGAATGGTGTTTTATGGCAAGTGTTATTTGTAATAGCGCTATTGGCGCTACAACAATATTGACAATACCCCACTCAGTTGATTTCTATTTTTTACGAGATGATTTATTAAAAAAAATAGTATCGAGGGGAGAAGATACCCGTTTTTTTTATAATTATTCGCTTATTTGGTTAATTATGATTTATACATTTCATTTAATTTTTTTATTTCAAACAAACAAAAAAATATATAGAAGATCAGTATATTGGCAAGTTTTTTTTAAGGAGTATGCTAGTATTCTTTTATTTTCAAATCATTTTTTCCTTTGGTATTTTTTTGTGGGATATCTAGCTCACGAGTATATAATATTCATAGTTTTGGAAAGTCTGACTAGTTTTATTACAACAATAATTTTTATGACTACTTGTCATCGTCATAATAAAGTTATCACTTTTATGAATGCTGAATTAAATTATGATTATGTTATTGAGGATTTTGAGCACGACGTGCATTCACCGCCCCCTTCCCAGGAGGTATAGCTTGAAATTCTTGAATAATTGCCATAGAAGCTTTAGAAATCATATTATTGTGTCTCTTTATATTATTTGAATTAATTTTTGCGTTTTTTTCATTAGCTTTGATTGACGGTACAATATCATTAAACCATTCTATTAAATTTTTGACTTCTATTTGTAATTTTGCCGCGGCATTATAATTATCCCAAATAATTTTTTTTTTATTATTACAATCTCGAATACTGGCTACATCCCAAATTTGTGGATAACGATGAACTACATCTACATCTTTTTTAATATCAACATCCTCTTTATCTTCATACCAGTGTTCTGCTTTTACATCGCTATCAACTCTTGCATCTTTTTTTTCTGTTACTTCAGTTTTAACATATCTTTTTACATCTGTTTTTTCCTTTACTTTGATTGGTTTGTGTAAAACTTTGGTTGTTCCTTTATAAGAAGACGGCCATAAAATAGAACCAACCATGGGACCCTGCCCTTCTCTTATTTTTAAATTTTGACAAATAATAAAAAACAGAATAAATATTAATAAATATATTATTGTTTTCATTTATATATTTATTAGATTTTATTCAATGCCTCTCCAGCACTCTTCATTGCGTCTGAAACGATTTCTTCGGTTTTTTTAATATTATTTGTATTCTTTTTACTTAATTTCTCATTTTCTATAACTCGGGGAACTAATTTATTTACCCATTCTTTCATATTTTTGACTTCTTTTTGCATATCTTGTAATCTATTATAATTATGAAATAAAATTCTTTTCTTTTTGTTACAATCTTTTATACTAGCACCCGACCAAACTTCTGGATATCTATGAATGACATCGACATCTTTTTTTTCATCTACATCCTTTTTCTTTTCTTTCCAATGTTGAACTTTTACATCAGTATCTACTCTGACATCTTTTTTTTCCACAACATCCGTATCTACTTGTGTAAAAACATCGGTACTTTCTTTAACTTTAATTGGTTTATGAGTCACTTCTGTTTTTCCCTTATACATTGTCGGAAACATAATAGATCCAACCATTTGCCCTTCTCTAATGCGAAAGAATGGTGAATTATATAAAATTAATCCTATTAATAATCCTATTAATAAATTAATAAAGGTATGCATTTGTATATTACTTACATTAAAAATCATCTAATTGATAAATTTGATCTTCTGCTACATATCCATCCCTCAATTGTTTATCTGTTGGTTTTGGTGATATATTTTTCCCACAACCATCAGGTCCGCCGGGATAATCTGGTCTTTCATTTTTATCACATGGAATAATATCCATAACATCGGCTGATGATAGAGGATTCTTATCTCCCAGCATGCCCTTTGCCGTTTTTGCTAATGCTCCAAGAAACCCCCCTTTCTGTCTTCGCCTAAGACGGCGTCGTGCTGAATGTTGAGCTTCTTTGCGAGTATAATAAAAATTACCATGATATGTTTTACCAGGTAAATTTTTTTTAGTCGTTTTCCATGAAATATAAAACCGCCGCCTTCCAATCCGCTTAGGTATTTTATGACCATAAATTGGTATAGCTTTACCCTTTTTCCAACCATAATATTTTTTCTTAATTAATAAGTGTTTACGACGCTTGCCTTTGCGTCTTGTTTTTTTTATATATTTTCTTCTCCTTCTAGATTTCATTCTCTTTTTCATTATATATACTATAGATTTAATTAAGGGAGCTTGACTATTTTTTTACAATCATATCCTAATTCTTTACATCTACTAGGAAGGCCACCACCGCAGCATATTCTTTCAGAAAAATCTTTATTTTGATTGATCAAATCTAAATTTTTACCAACTTGTTCCGATGCCTCTTTTATTTTTTTCTTTAATAATTTAATATCGCCATATATATTTTTCCAAACATAAGCATTAGAATCTAAATAAATTTCGGTTTGACTATCAAAACATTCACAATTTGGTTTAACTGGATCTGTTAATTCTGGCTTTACTTCTTTAATGCCATCTTTGTCAGGGGGTGTATCATGTTTCTCGGGATCTGAATGTTGAAACATTGTGTATCCTGGACCTTCTTTGGGTTTTGTTGGTGGGGGCTCAACATCTTCTCTTTCTGCTTGTGGGCCTTTTGGGGGGGGTTCGTGGGGATCACCCGCCTTTTCATTGACTTCTTGTCCTTCTCTAATTGTTCCCATTTCAAAAAGATTATAAATATAAATAAAAAAAAATGTGAAAATAAATATCCATATGAATATTTGCATGTATATATTATAGTTATTTTTTCTATTCTGAATATATATGCCGCTTATTAGAATCGGAGAACAACGATATGTATGGAAAGAACCTCCTAGATCGGGAACTGAATTAGCAGAATTAGCAAAAACTCATAGTGGAGCTTTAGGTATGCATCAAATTAACCCATTACAAAAATACCGTAAAGTTCCTGCTGGACAGCCAGAAGATTGTTATTGTAAAACAAATGCGCCGGCTAAATGGCAAACACAAGAAGTTTTTAAAGAGGCTATTCCACCTGGCAGCACTTCACATTGTGTTGATAGAAATGGAGTTTGTTTAAGAAGTCAAAAAATTCGAATTAGAAGTATGCAAAATAGAAATGGAGACAGGAATACAAATTTTAATCATAATTATAAACAGTATTTACAAAGTAAATGTAAAACACTCTATCAGAATTCTTTTAATTTTTCATTAGTAGGCACAGAAGCCAGGGGACAATGTGCCGCCGGTGGAACAGACTGTTCTTACAACAAAGTTACTTACAAACCCAATAATTCGAAATTTAGCAATCAAGGCGCAGTTACTTCTTCGACAAGATTAGTTCGATTAAAACATGACACCGCAATAAGAGTTGCCGCAAGTCAAGGAATTTCTACAAGAGTATCCGGATTATCTGCCGCCTCTATACCCCACAATATGGTTAAAAGCCATAATTGTCGTGTAGCTCCCGGACGAATATTTAGATCAGGGGGGTGTGGAATACCCGGCATGCCTGGCGCAAACTGCCCTGATAATAAAATATGTTGTCCCAGTGGAAAGTTGAAAAATTACAATAAACAAGGAGATAATAAACCACCCAATCCCTGAGATTATTAAAATTGATCTTAAATTACTTGCATTTTTTAAAGTAAAATGCAAGAAATTGGTAGAAAAAGAAAACGAACAAGCATTTCGAAGATTCTAAAAAAAAGTGATTCATTCTGTTTAGGATCAACGCATTATAATAATTATGGACATCGGGCTTGTCATTTTATTAAAAAAAATAAAAATATTGAAATTTTACATACATATTTTGAGTTAAGTGAAATAATGCCACACGTGGATGATCCAACTATTTTTCAAAATATTGATTGTGGGTTTTATGAAGAAGATATGAAATATAATGACGCGCTGTTATCTTATAAATTAACAGAATTAATGGAAAAACAAAAGACAATATTCTTAATTGTTGATTTATCTGGTTATTATGTTTGTAACACAAAAAATAATAAAAAAAATAAATTTGAAAATAATTATGAAGGACACTCCGTTTGTATGATATTTCAACCCTATGATAAATATTTATACGATGTATTCTATATTAATTCTCACGGTCATCATTCTCTTGATGAATCTACCTATGAATTGAAAGTTTCTAGCACTAGAACAAAAAAAATTATTTTTGATACTGATGTTAATTCTCGATTGATAGCAAATTTTATTCAATATTTTCGACAATATTTAGCACTTTATAGAGTTGATATGAATTTTAAGCCTATAATAAAACTTAAATATGATGGTTCAGAAAAACACAATTATTATGGATGTAATCTTCAAAACGGCGATTGGTATGGAGTTTGTTATATATTCCCTTTAATTATATGGTACTATTTTGATAAATACTATTATCAAAATAGAATGGTTGGGGGTAGAAAAACAATCAATATTCCCCCGAATTATCATATGTTGAAAACAAAACAATTGAATTTATTTGTTAAAAGCTGCTTTTTAGATTTTTCAACTGATTTTGATAAAGTTTTGCTCCACGGTTCAACTAATCAAATTGATAATTATATTGAATATAAAAGAACTAATTTGATAAAAACAATTCTTTATAAATTTGTATCATTCATTACACAGCCTAGTATACAAAAAAATATTTGCTAATTATCCCCCAAAAACATATTTGTTGGTTGGATATTTTTATTGTATGGAATTGTATGCTTTAAACACCACTGAACGCATCTTTTTATATTTTGATTTTTTATTTGATGAATATGTTCTTTCCCCCAAGTTGAATCTTCTATCATTTTAATTGTCATTAAAATATTTTCAATCTGTTGTTGTCCTAAAACAGCATTCATTTCTTCTAATTGGCAAATATAATAATATTGAATTGGTATATTTATTAATGCTTTTATTTTATAGGTTCTCAAATCCATTTTATTTAAAACACAAAAAATCGATATAAATTTTTTAGTAATTTCATCTGTTTTTTCATATTTAAATTTTTTACACACTACATATTTTTCGGAATTCGCATACCTACTTGTATTCGGTTTCATAATATAAACATGTTCATAAAAACAAGATAACAAATAAATTAATTCCACAGTTGGTTGTAAAAAAATGTCAAAAACTTTTAAAACAAAAACACCCCCCCTTTTTTGCATTGTAATCGCGAATGCTATTTGAGAAAATATTAAACGAAAAGCCATTTCTTCTTGTTTATCAAAATCAACTGAAAAATCAAAACCACCGTCACCTGTTATAAAATCCATTTTATTTTGATAATTTCTAGCACAATATCTTAAGTTTTCTGTTTTATATAAGTCTCCAGTACCATCAGCACCTCTCTCAAGAAAAACATTTGGATTTTTTTCTAAAAAGTGTTCGCTTTTCTTCCAACCAGGAACATTTATATTATTATCTATTAATGTCATACCATACATATTATCCAATGGATTTTTTCTTAAATAAACCAATGCTTCTATAAAACCACCCGGACCTTCAGCTAAATGGAAACTATTAATACATCTGTTTTTGAAAATTCCATCTAGACGAAATATATTATAAATTTCTATCATTTTGAAAAAAGATCTTGATAACGGCTTTAATTTACTAACTGAAAATTTATGACTCGGAACATTTGTATGAATATATTCAAATGGGTTCGTGAACTTTTTTATATTATCCCATTGAAGAATATTTTCATTTATTTGCCCTTTGACGATTTTTAAATAATTCGCCAAACTTTTATTAATATGAATATCTAGTTTTTGATCAAATTTTAATTTTATATTTCTAGGATGTACCTGGAAATGTACTTGTGGCACTAAAAAATAACTCATATAATATTGTAAGAGGTATTTTTAAGCCTTTGGATTATCAGTTGTTTTCGCATATAATTCATTATTTGTACCTGATGACATCTTCCATATATCTCCTGTTTTTGTTTTTGTTTTATGTTTGGATGACACATCGCCTTTTATGCCCTCTCTAAATCTCGTGAAAATCAACGGTGTTGTTTTTGAACCACCTCGATATCGGGTTTTTCGGCGTTTTCGGCGCTTTTTTCGGCGCTTTTTTCGGCGCGTTTTTCGGCGTCGCCTTCCCCCCGCTCCCCACCAATGGCGGCGACGCGGCGGCGTCCCCGGGGGGCGGCGCGCATTTAGCGGCAAGGCCGGTGCGGGCTTGGGTGCGGGCTTGGGCTTGGGTGCGGGTTTCGGCGCGGGCGCCGTCTCGAAACTTATTGTTGCAATTTCATCTTCTCGCTTTTCATGTGGATTAAAGTCCACCATTAAAATCCCGTCGGCATTTAGTCCTACATGAACAAATTGCCCAGTCCAGACAGTTGTACTTATCCAACCGGGTTGCCCCCTTTTACGTGCGCGGATTTGTCCAGTATATACCCGAGGGTCATATGCTGCTAAGGCTGGTGGTATAAAATTAGCTGCTTGCCATCCTCCTTCTGGTCTATTTATTGCAACCGTCCAATCTCCACCACGTTTTCTGCGCGTTCTCCTGCGACCACCTCGTTTTTTACGAGTTCTTCGGCGCCTTCTTCGCCGACCGCGTTTTCTCCGCGTTCTTCGGCGTTTTCCCCCAAGTATTGTGCAAGAAGGACCAAAACATTTTTTCTCTTTCTTTTTCTCTTCCTCTTCCTCATCAATGAATTTTAGAACAGCATCCGCCGCCGCCCTTGCTGATGGTGACATTGGTGAGTTTGATAGTCCTTCTCGATTTGTACGAGGTTGAAGAGGCGGTTGTTGCCGGGGAATCAAGTTCGCCTCCAACATTTGCGCGAGCTCCTTGTTTTCATTAAGAATCAGACTCATTATATAATAAACACATTAAAAAATGTTTTATATTTATCAATCCCAACCAAATAGGTAATCATCGCGTATTTGAGCTTCCCGCTCATCATCATACTCATCCTCCATACGCCCGTAGTGATCTTCATATTCTTCCTGGTCGGCGCGAAACGCTTCCTCGACCGCGTCGGTCGTCATCCAAGGACAATGTTGAGCTGTATGCGATAACATCCCACACTCAAAACAAGGATATGACCAACGGTATTCAAAACACTCCTTGCATTTACACCGCGAAGGATGAAGTTCGCGCGGTATATTTAATTTCATTCGCCAATCTATATCCCATTCTCCCAAATTCTTTTTACAATCGTTACAAAAATTTGTTCTATAAACGAAGTTCAAACAATATTCGCAAACTTTACCGTGCAAATGAGCACCATCAAAACACTTTTCGCAAAAATCACAAGAATGTCTTTCTTGGGGATCACTAAACATATTATCAAAATTGCTATTACTTGAACAATATTTACAAGTATCCTGAACAACTACAGGATCTTTGACAGAAGCAAGCTCCTTTTTAAATGTTCTTCCTTTATGACGCTTATCTTGGTATTTTCGTTTCCGCATTTTGCTATTTTTATATTTTTTCTTTTTGAATTTTTTTTTCCGTGAATACCACTCGCCCTTAGTAGAGACAGAATGTTTATTATTTTTTCTTTCGCCCACATTAATTGTTTGGTGTGATGATGGTGGTGATGGTGGCGGCGTATTTTCTAGAAAGAAATTATTAGCAACCAATCCATTGCGCACAACACGCGAAAATGTGCTTTTATCATCACAATCATGCCATAAATCATTATTCTCATCTATACAAAAATCTTCCGGATTAAGAGATGCCCATTTCCAAGGAAGAAGATCCCCGGTCATTGGATTGAGAGCAAATTTGTTGGAATCCGAAAATCCTTCGGGTTTATGGAGTTTTGTGAGAAACGCCATTTGTGGTGGTGATTTTACTATATTCAAGAAATTTGAATCAATTTTATAATTCTGAGTTATTTTTATATATTCTTTATTATACAGAATGCCTGTTGGTATATTGAAAATACCAGTCATATTAATTGATTGGCAAAATATAAATTATCCCGCGCCAAATGAACATAATTTGCCAGATATATCTATGAATTTTAGTCGTTTTGGATTACGCGTGGGAGAGAATTATTCCACCAATTCCCCTTTAAATATATATAATCATTTTACAGATCTCCTAATGGGAGAAAATTATCGCTGGCCACTCTCTAATCAAAATATAATTGGAACAACTGGTTCTGTTAGAGAATATTTTAATACGGTTTCGCACGGACAACTAAATTGCCAATATATTATTCTAAACGCAAATAATGGAATTAGTGATGTCTCAGGTGCATATGGCGCTACAGACGTACCAAAGGACGTTGGGGTTGCGACTTATTTAGAACGCCAAGCTGGAGGTCATTGGATTACAGACTATACCCTGTGGCGGACATTTTTAGCTGGAACAATCGATCAAACTATAACAAATGGCGCAAACTGGGAACAATTTATAATGGTTTCTAATGGTGTACATAAAATGCCAGGTGTTTGTTTTTTAGGTTCTGGATTGGCACCGAGCAGCACAGGATGGTGGGGAGATTTTGTATGGCCTCATAGGTCTTCATTGGGTGATGAGGAAATATCCATTGGTTATGGTGGCGGACACGGTTCCCCTTCGGGTACCGTATTAATAAGTAATTATAATTTTACTCCTATGCGAAAATCTTCATCCGCAATTGTTCGAATTCACGACGGAGGTCATGGCGGAATATCCACCCCCCCTGAGACGTGGGGTGATTCTTATGGAGAAGAGTTGTATGATCAAATGAATGGTATGGGTACAATATGTCATGAAAATATGCATGTTTTAATAATGACCTGTGGGGAGGATGATTGTGAAGCATATGAATCCGAAACTGTAACCGTTCCAGATTTATATGACGGAGTCAACCCGCCGTCCAAGGGTGTGGGAAAATGGGGTTTGATGGGAAATGGAAATTATAGTGGTAATACCGCATTGCCTAATTTTTGCAGTTCATGGACACGACATCAACTGGGATGGGCGCCGAAACGAGAAGGATTGACGGCTGAACAAATTGTGGAAGCAAATGGAATTATTGTTTTAACTAATAATATTACAAATATTATGATTCCTCCGATTGAGTTAGAGAATAAAGCTTTTCGGATAAATCACCCTAACAATAGTGACGATTATTGGTTAATAGAAAATAGACAGCCTATTAATTTTGATAGAGAAATTATAGCTTCGGGAGATGCGTCTGGGTTAGCCATATGGCATATTAATAATTCGAAAATTAATTCGCACAATGCCATAAATGGCGACCAATGGGAGGATGAAGCAAATCAAATATCGGGATATGGAGTTGGATTAGAACAGGCGGATGGACAATTTGACCTAGAATATAACAATAATTCAGGAAATGCCAGTGATTTATGGCATCCACTTGTTTCACAAAATAGATTCGGGACTGACACAACGCCCGATACAAAAGGGATGGATGGAACTCCCTCTGGTATAAATATTTTTAATATTGATACGATAGGTAATGAGGGTATGATGAAATTTTCAGTTACTAGGACACAATCTATAGGAGGTCCTGATATACAACCACCCGTTATCACATTAACAGGAGACGCAATAGTGCAACATGAATTTGGAGCTCTTTGGGTTGATCCGGGCGCAACAGCAACCGATATTCAAGATGGAAATATACGGGTATATATTACGGGTACGGTTAATATAAATAATGCGGGTACTTATTATATACAATATACTGCTACAGATCATGTGGGTAATATAGGCATGGAAACTCGTATTGTGGAGGTCCAAGAGGCGCTGCCGGGTCATCTTCCGGAAAACATTATATATGAAGATGTTATCCCGCCATTTGCTTTTGAAGACATAAGCAATAAAATTGGACCTACAGCAGCTCTTGATTCATCAAGAGCAATGATGAGGGCTCAGTTAAAAAGAGTTGGTGGGACAATCCCGAAAAATGTAGTAACAAAAAAAAAGGGTTATTCGAACTCGTCTGGGACGGGTGCCTCTTATGTTCAACTTAAAAAATGGCGTGCAATGTTACTTAAATAAATATCGACGGCGTCACCTGATGTCCAGATGGAGCCGGGGCGCCCTGGGCGACCGCGGCGGCGGCGGGCGGCCAATTATTTTGCGGTTGATTGAATTTTTTAACTCGAAGAAGTTCATTACAATACCATGTATATGTTTTTATAACGGACATTATTTTTTTAACATTATGTTTTGTTTCATATTTATTTTGTATGCTTTTAAGAAGAGCGGCTTTAACTTTTAACATTTCAGTTTCAATAAATTTCTTTTTTTTTTTATTATAAATATTTCCAGCTTGTCCTTCCATTATTCGTAAGGACGTGGGCATAAGATTGATATTTTTTGTGCAACATTCTCTCCAAAATAAGCAACTATGGCTTGGATCATATTGTTTATCTGGATCGAATTCTTCATCTGGATTATGAAAATATCCTGGCCAAATTTGCTCTACTTCGTCCATTCGGCGGCGACGGTGTGGTGGGCGTCTGTGCGTTCTCGATCTAAAAGTCATGTATAAATGAACATAAAATCTTTAAACCTATTTTCTACAGAGTGGGCATGAAGGGGATTCGATCAACCATTGTTTTATACAATCCGAATGAAAGATATGCTTACAGGGCAATTCTGTTTTTTTTCTATCTTCTGGATAAGATGATTTACCTTTAAAAAGACGATTACTTTTTTGCGATTGAGATATATTTTTGTAAACTTTTTGATAAAAAATTTTGGTTGGGTTTGTATTAATTGCTTCCAAACAAATAGAACAATTTTCCATATTTACATTTAGATGAGTTTTTTTTTATCTATGGGTTTTGTATATATGGATGCCGTCGGTAATAAATTTTCACAGGTAGGAAATATAGCGGGAAATACAGCAACAAATATGGGGACAGCTTCAGGTTTAGTAGAAGAAAATCCTTGGATAAAATATGGAAAAATGTTGGGTATTATATTGCTCATTGCTTTTTTGGGTTTTAATTTATATAGTTACTTAAAATTTGGGACAAATGCGATTTCATATTTTTTAAGAACTCATATAAGTCCAATTTTATCTCCGATTGGAAAATTAACACGTCCAATTACAAGAGGTTTTAAAAAAACAGCGGATTTGACCCAATCGAGCTCAAGGTCAATAGCGGCGCAGGGTGAGGGGGAGATTGATATGGAAAAAGAACAAGATTCTGACTCCGATTCCGAAGAAGAAGAGTCAAATAAAGATCCATTGGAATTGCCGAAACCCGAACCAATCAAGGAAGAGCCGGAAGATAATAAAGAGGATAAAGATGCGGCTGAAATGCAAAATAATATGAATCTAGAGACAGAGGCCACAGCTGCTGCGGAAGCACAAGAAAAGGCAACAATTTCAAAGGGTGTTCAGACGTGGAAACGAGAAAAGGCGGCAAAGAAAAAAGAGGAGCCCGAACCAGATTCAGCATTATTAAGCGAGGTTCAAAAAGGAAGAAAGAAAGGTTGGTGTTATATTGGCACGGATAGGGGATATAGAACCTGTATGAGGGTTCAACAGTCTGATTTATGTATGTCTGGAAAGATATTTGATTCAGAGGATATTTGTAAAAATCCAAACTTAAGATAATTTTATTTAATAAATAATAAAATTATTTGCCACCAAAATACCATCTAAGAGATAGGTATGGTGGGAACACACTCAAAGCATTTGATGGAGCTTCAGCCAAAGTCACGTTGGGTCCATCTCTTACAACTTTCAGTATTTCAGACGTTGTGAGGGCCCAATTAAAATACCATAAATCGGATACATTCCCAGAAAATCCACCATTTAATCCGGTATGTGTATCGCCGTAATTTTGTTTAACAACTTCGGCTAAAATATGTCTGACTGCGATTGCGCCATTAATATAAATATCCATAATATTACCTTCAATGCGTATCATTATATTTATCCATTTATGAATGGGTATATCGGGAATCAACACTTCTTCACCGAAATTTCTGAATGTATTCATTTTTACCACGAGTGCATTTTTCGTCTCATGAAGATATAATCCGGGCGCTTGATTGGGTTCGACCATTCCAGTTTTTGGATTTACTTTATCATTTCCTTTATGAAAAATATGTTTTCTTTCCCCTTTCTTATATTGTAAATCATTTATATATATCCACACTGACCACGTGAATTCAACGCCATACCGTTGGTCATCTGATCTTAATATGGGTTTTGAGCCATCTTTCTGCGGATTGGCGTGTATTTTTAATGCTTCATTCGCGCGTTTCATTCCATTAAGTAATTTCGGATTTTTGGATGGTGAGAACATCCATTGAAGTACTTTGGTTGCAAAACTCATTAAGATGATAAAGGCCAGCAGAACTAATACACAGAACGCAGCTCGCGCGACCATGCTATTTGACTCCATAAATGCTTTTGTATCAATACCCCCACCTCTTTGTCTATAATTCCTAAAACCTCTTTTTGCCATATATATATACTACCGTTATAAAAAGTAGTAGAAATAGGTTGTTATATCATAAAACTATTAACTTCAACATTATCTTTTAAGAAAGCCAATTTAATTCTATATCTGTTGAATAAATCAGTAAACCATGCCTGACCACCGCATCCTTCTTTGTAAACATCATATACTTCTCTAGGATTTAATGAACGATTAATATATAAGAAATTTGCGGTAGATCCCCCAAATCCTCCACCAGGTGTTAAATATATATTACTCCTGGTAGCCTTGGGAACATTTGCTAATATTTTTGTTTTTACTAATTTTCCATCTAAATATAAGTCAACTGCTCTTCCGTTTACTGTTAATATAAAATTAGTCCATCTTTGTAAAGGAACATTTTCTAACGTTACACTCTCATCTTTAGCGTCTGACGCTTCGCCGCTGCCTTTTGGGTATGTCGCTAAAGTAACCACCATATTATTTTCATATTTATCCAATTCTACCTTCGGACACGCATTATTATTGTCATCCATTCGAACAAACATTTTCTTCTGTTTTCCAAAACCGTGGTTCCAATCGTCAATATAGAAACAAATAGAAAATGTGTAATTCGCGGATGGTGTTGTCGGCAAATTATTTGCTGTTATTGTTTGACTAACAGAAGCGTTATGTAATCGTGCTAAGTAGGTTCTTGTACTGTCACCAAAAAACCAGGTAAATAAAAAATAGACCAGCACAACAACAATGATAGCTGTTATTATTTTTTTAACATCCATAATATAATATAGTCGGAGAAGATTTCTTAAAGTTTATCTAAAGAATTATATAGGACAATCCGGTAAAACTGGTGGATTTTGATTTTTTAATGTTTCGTAATACATTCCAATTTTTAATCGCGAAAGAGCACCAGGATAATAAATAACATTACATATACCTCCACTCAATCCATTTTTTTGTCCAAGGGTTATTTTATCTTGTGATAAATATGGAATAATATTTGGTTCGGAAGCTACCATTTTATTATTTATAAAAACATCTAAAGTACCGCCATCATAATTTATTACAATATTATTCCATGTTTGCATTGGCAATTCATCTGTTTCATAAATTGTTCTATTCTGGTTCCGATTATTGCGCATAGTTATTCTTAATCTTTGATTTTCCATATTATATGAAATATTTGGCTTATCGCCATAATTTATTAACGAGGTATAATTCTTATAACTCGGACCATGACCTAAAGCTTGCTCATGAATAAAAATCCAACAAGATACTGCGTAAGAATAATTATAAATTTTTCCATCCTTTAAATTTTCAAAATACCAGTCATTATTTGTCGTTTCAACATCTGTATAAATCGGCTTATTTAAGAGTTGTTTTGTAGTATAAGTTTTAAGGTATATATCCATTTTATCAACCAAGTGTTTATACTCGAATTTTAATTTTGGTAATGTTCCCAAATCGCGCGCCATATCGCTATAATTTGCTTTAATTAATTTAATAGTTTCGGGAATTGGGGGTTTCGGGGGTGTAAGATCTTCGTCTAAATTTTGTTTTAATTTCCAAGTTCCACGTAAAAATGTAGGTTCAATATAAGCTTTGCAAACATGGTTTAAACCCCTCAGAAAGGAATCCCCCAAACCTTTGGATTCTCTAGCTGTGCTTTTGTATCCCAACTTTATTAATTCTTGAGTCATCTTTTTTTTATCAGCTGTAATCCAATTTTCAGTCCATTGAACTCCGGGAGTCGATGAACGCCTTATCCATATTTTCTCTTCTAAAGAATCAATTGCTCTTTTTGCGTTATCTATTCTTTGAACCATACTCGATTTAATCTTACCATATGCTCCCATAGGATTTGTAGTAAAAAACCACTTGATAATACATGGCAATAATATATAAATAATCATAAGAAGTAATAATAATAATAAAATTAAACTCATACCTTGCGGTTGTTTATCATATTCATCTTTCGCGCCTTTAAATAAATCAGATAAAAGACATGGCAATGTATAAAGAATTAAATATATAATTTTGAAAGCTTTTAAATTATCTTTCCCTTTTTTTAACATTTTTTCAATAAATAATGGAAGCATTTTCTTTGCTGCTAATATCGCAATAATTATTAGAATTACGCCCAAAATACAAATAAATGATAAGGTTTTACCCGGATAGTAATACAATGAAAGGATCAAAATTAATATTACGAATACATTAATTACTTGCTTTAACATTATATAAAAGGCAGAAAAGTTTTTTATAAATGCGAAAGCATGGTTATTTGACCGTGACAATTTCTACATAATGCTTCTAAATTGCTAACATGATTCGAACCACCAGAATGAAGCGCAATTTTGTGATTAACTTCAAAAGATGCGTCTAATTGTGATCCACATTTTCTACATTTCCATTGTTGTTGTGAAGCTACATATTTCTTTTTTGTTTCACTAACAGAACGTTTGGTTGTATTGCCCGAATTTAACATTCTTTTCATTTGCGGAGTTTGTTGAGCAGCCGCACAATTACCCAAAGCCGGATGACTAGTGCATCTCAGAAAAGGAGTAATATAATCGTGGGTTTTTTTATCTATTGGCATATATTTTACTAAATCAGTTGCGTGTGTTAACATGCTGGTGGATTCATTCGGGTGCTTTTTTATAAAAATATATAATGATACCCCGATGATTCCAAACATCGCCATTTTTATTTTTTTTTCTTCAAATTTTAACATATTTGTAAATCGCCCATCATAATAAGTATTCGCTATAAGAAATCCCGTAATTCCCAAAATAACTAATTCAATTTTCATATATAATTATTCATTATTTTTTATAAATAAAAAAAATAACACCTAGGAGAATAATAACCGCTCCGGCAATAATATATTTCTTATCTTTTTTCATTTTTCGAATTCTTTTTGTTTTTTTTGCCTCATATCTTTTATAATAACGTTCTAAACCATGATAAAAATTAATTTGGGGCTTTCCTACCTTTTTATTAATCTTATTATGCATATAATGAACCCATTTTTGAAATGATAAACGAGATGATAAATAAGGTGAAACCGGAAATTCATTTAACATTTTTTCAAATTCTTTACCCATTCTTTCGTTTGGTAAAAATAATGGAAGATTGCGAATGAAATCAAAATATTTTTTTTTTATAGAATCATTCGGAAATTCGGGATAACTCATTGCCATTGTTTCAAGAACAAACCAATAATGTGGCCCCCATACATCTGACGATAAGAACATATATCTTAAAGTTTTATATTATTTTTTTCATATAATCTTGTCTAAAATGATCATTTTTTTGAAATGTACTTTTCCCTGAGTACTGATTTTCATTTTAAGATAGCGGTACAAGTAATTGGTATCTCAGTATATACAGAGGTAGGCTTTCTCTGTACCGCTATCTTAAAATAGAAATCAGTACTCGTGAAAAAAAGTATTTCAGAAAAGTAGCTATTTTGTCTAAGTTTCTACCTCAAAATCTTCTGTAAATTTTTTTAAAATAATTTCGAGTCCCTTTACCGTATGTAAAATCTCCGCCAAAATATCCATTTTTTTTTGTCTTTTGTTACTTTTTTTTATGGTGTTTTTGTTGCTTGAATATTTATTTGCATAATTTTTAAATCTTAGAGCATCTTCAATTGAAATTTTTTTGCCAATGATGAGATTTTTCCACCCATTTCGAGGAGGCCAATCCACACCAACAACTTCTAATTGCGCTTTTGTCCACGCGGTCCCTTTGCTTCTGAGTGTAGCGTTTTCTACGAGCCATTTATCTGTAATGATATGTTTATTCATCTTTTATATAATTTAACCATTCTCTTATTAGTTTAAGTTCTAATTTTTTAACAATATTATTTTCATATAATTTTTCATATATGATAACTAAATCATTTTTATTTCCATTTAATTTAATATTTTCAAATATATT